CACTCTCCTAATTGATAATTGCGCGAAATAAATTGTTTTAGCAGAACCAATATTCTGATAAACTGCTAAACCTACTTGGTCATTTTGTGATAATGCTAGATAATACTGCACAGGATTTATGTCTCCACCATCACTGTTACCAGTAAGGCTAAACGTAGCACCCAACGATGCACTTCCTCCACTACTGTTCTGTGTGATTCTAGCGATGTAATAAGTATTATCGTCACCAGCCCATCCAGAAAAACCTACCGCCGCTTCAACATAATAAAGACCGTCTGCTGGTATGGTATAACCTTTTTTAGTGCCGCCACCTGCATAGTTAGGCACATCTGATGTAGAGCCTACTAATGGTGTGCCATCCAAACTTACGTCTGTCCATGTTGCGCTATTGATGCTAGGAGTTCCACTAGGCACTCCAACAAACTCAGTTACCATAGTGCCTGTACCGGGCGCACCAGTCAGTATAGTAGTAGCCACGTCAGAAAATGTAGCAGTTTTTAGATTGTCACTATCGTCTGTGTCTTGGATAAGTATTTCGTCATTTAGAGCAGGGGTTACGCTAGTGATTGACATACCATCTAACGCCGATTTAACATTGGTCGCATCTGTTACATCTGCTGATGCTTCTATACCGTCAAGTTTGGTTTTATCAGCCGAAGACATAGAACCTGCTGCACTTGTCGTTGCCGCGCTAATACCGATTGTACCTGTGCCTGTTATTGTGCCGCCTGTTATGGGAGCGGAGGTAGCAACAGAAGTGACTCCTCCGCCACCGGAGCCAAGTGTGGTATCTGTCCCGTTTTCGTCAGTAAAAATAAGAGTATTTGGTGTAGTTGTTTTAACCCATAAAATACCGTAACCGCTACTCGGAGAAATAGGATGGTCAGAACCTTCGGTAATTCTGATACCTTTATCAACGTGTAAGTGGTCGGCTGCAAAAGTAAGATTAGAGTCAGTGCTAAGTACATTCATATCATTCCCTATAAGAATACTACCTTTTGTAACAGTTTGAAGTCCAGTTCCTCCTTGCGGCACACCGAAAAACGGGCGAGGGTCTACCGAAGAGTAAATACCATCGGCCACTTGCACAAAGTTCCAAGTTCCCTCAATAGTAGGTCTTTTGACACACCTAACCTCACTTCCGGGGTGTTCTGCCGGACCTACAAAAATACCACCTTCTTCTATTGTCAATGAATTACAAGAAAGAATATGACCAGAATCTAAAAGACATTGTGTTCCATCGACATCACCCTTTGATATGATTACATCATGATGTTGTGCATAAAAATTAGCACCGACACCAAAATTAGTCTCGCCTTCTGCTGGAAATCTGTACGCCGATGCGCTTTGTGGAACAAATGTACAAGTAGAACGGTATGCGTACCAATAATTACTACCTACTGTTAGTGTCCCACCAAACTTAAATTTTTTAAGAAAATCATTAGAAACAGGAAAATAAGTGGTTGATGCTTTTCTTACTTCACAAGATGCAGATACAGTTACATTTAACATATCTACAAGACCATACGTGTTAAAAGGTGTCCCATAAATAAGAGCAAGAAAAGATGTGCCACTAGCAGCAGTAAAAGACATATTAGGATAAACACCGTCATCGAGAATAATGTCTACGGTGTCTGCTGTATTAAATGTATAAGTTAGGTTTGACCTAGAAGACGGATTTACAAATACACCCAAAACATCTGTGTCTAGGTCGCTATCTGAACTAGAATCAATTTTGACATAAGATTCTATGTTTCCGGTAAAAGGCAAAGCACCCGTAAAATTAAATGTGAAGGCGGCAGTAGCGGCTAATACATTTGTTTTTTCTATTATTAAACCAGCGGAAGTTAAGTTTAAAGTTCCTGATGAATTTATAATCCATACTTGGTCAAAAGTATCATCTATTTTAACGCCCTGTACCGTAGCGATAGCCGACGCATCCCACACGCAATCTGCTGCGGCAGTTGAGTTGAATACCACCACGTCACCGGAACCGGGCAGGGAACCTCCCACCCAATTCGCCGCTGTACCCGCCGCAGTAGAAGAACTTCCTTGCCAAACAACATCAGCCATACCTTACACGCTCTCTTTCAGTCATCGTTTAAAGAACCCGATAACTGCGCACTCGTCGTTCCGCCCACACGGGTAGTTGTAGCACTTGTATAAAATGCTGAACCTCCCTTTTCTTCTATGGTACGGAGTGCTTCTAGTGCCTGTTTTTCAAAGGACTTCAATTGTTGATTGTATCTAATATCTTGAGTGCCTTGCTCCTTTTCAGGATGCACCGCTGGTATAGTATCAACAAGTACGCGCAGACAATCTACGCATACTAGGAATTTTATTGCTGATTCTTTTAGAGCATCTGTTGGTGCGTTATCAGCAGTTACACCAAAGTTTGCACCGCGAGCCTTCTTATTTACTTCTGCGGTACGAATAGTAACATACTCGGTAATTGTGGCTTCGTTAAGGCCGCGTGGACGATTTAGGAGTTCACGAATCTGCGTTGTCGTTACTGCCATCGCTATTCACTCCGTAGTCCTTTGGTATCTCTATTACTACGGTGTCTTTTAGAGGTTCCGTAGTTCTTTGTAGGACAAACACTATTTTGCTTTCTATAATCTCTTTAGCCATATCACTGTTAGGAATCCAATACATCGCTTTTGTATCAGTCAAAAGTCGTACTGGATGGTCCGGCATTCTTGTAGATGGTTTAGCCAATCTTACAATCCATCCGGGTCCGGGTAGCCAGTGCTTAAGCCTATGCTCATAATCAGCGATTTTGCCATCCTTCGGAATAGGTATGCCTTGCTTACGCAGTTGTTTGGCAAGACCAGCCTTAGTAGCCAAAAATATCACCTTAAGCAGTTCTGTACACTACAACATATACAGATGTTGCAGCAGCATCGCTACCGGAGTTATCAGTCTGTGTTACGCGAAGTGTATCTCCAGCAGCCAAAGTTCTGTGACTTGCACTCAAACTTGAAGCAGCAACAACAGCACCAGCAGCACCAGCGTTGTTGATAGCGTTACTAATATGGTTAGAACCAGTTCCTTTTGTTACTTGTATTGTATCAGATGTGTCTCCAGCAGCGTTGTTAATGATATAAATATCAATCACTTGGCAACTTTCTGCAACAGTGATGTCGTAGTTAGCAGTTGCTCCGCCAGTAACTTCAATCTTATACACAAGAGGGAAAAGAGGAACATCAGAAGTAGCGTTTGCTGTAACCGGCCTAGATGCTTCACCATCAAGTAGGTTTTGTAATTTTCTGTTAATGTTCTTTGTCATTTTTCCACCGTCCTAGTATTATCAACCCGTTGTTAAGATTAAGCCCTTACGCCTGTAATCTTCACAATTCGGTTGTTAGTACCAGCAGATGCACCGTCTTGGAACTCATGGATAACAGTACCCATGTAACCAGTCAAGAGCCAGTCGAAACCAACGCCCGGAATACGAGTCAATTCTGTTTCTTGGTAGCCGGGTCCGTTGTATGTGAAGAATTCAGCAGTTTCTCCGCCCGGAATCATTAACAAAGCGTCGTTTCCTAGCGCACTGGATGAACCGAAATCACGGGAGTAGTACACAGTCAAGTTAGCGATTCTTCGTAGGTGGTCAGTCATTGACTCTACTACGTTACCAAAGAGTTGTGTGTTTAGCATAGCACTTCTCTTGTCAGCAGGTAGTACAAGAGCCATTGGCTCGTCACCAGAAACCTTTGCGTTAGCGAAGATTAAGTCCATAGAATCTAACAAGTCTTTTTCCTCATCAGCAGTAGAAGCACCAAAGGTAGCAGTTGCAGCCTTGGTTTGTCCAGCACCAGCCATCAATTTTGTTAGAATGTGGTTGTCGATAGTATCTGCACGACCACGAATGATTGCCAACTGTTGCCTGTCGATGTTTTCAAAGGATTCGCCTCTGAGTCTTACAGCGTCTAGGAAAGTGCATCGTCCCTGTCCCTTCTCTAATTGTACTGAGTAGTTAGCAGTTCCAATCTTTGTTGGGTCTACGATTGCTACATCATCTAATGGGTAGGTAAAAGTTCCAGTGATTCCAGTGAACCATTTGAAGTCTAGCCAAGGTACACTTCGTACTCCGACAAGATTTGTACCAACGCTGATGACGTTAGATTGTAGTTGGATAAAGTCTCTTAAGGTCTGCTCAAGAACTTGGTCGCCCGGTCCAAAAGGCCCAGCAGCCGCTTCTGCGTTCAATATTGTGTCTAATGTTTCGTTTGCCATTTTATTCATCTCCTTAAGCAGTTGCCGCTCCAGCAGTCATAACAGGAATCATGTCACCAGCACTACTGCTAGTAGTTTCTCCTTCTCCTACGTAAATTCCCAAAAGTTTTCGGGAAGAGGAAGTTGTACCGACTAATCCATCTGCTTGTGCATATACTAAAAGTCCGGTAGTGTATGTTTGGGATGCTTCTGACTGAACCATCAAAACCCCGCCTAATGGGAAGAAAGATACTGTTGCTCCAGCAGCAGTTTGTAAAACACCATCAACATCGCGGGTTGAGTCACCTGCTGATACACCGATAGCGATTTCGTTAGCCGCTGTTAGGTCTAATGTGTTGTTAGTGCTGTCGTTAGTTAGTAAAAGTCCCGGTCCACTAACAGTGGTTCCGGTCTTTAGAGTTCCGTTTCTTGGGTCTGCGCCACTAAATTGTACCATCTTAAATCATCTCCATTCTTTCTTCAAAACTTGGTGCGCGCATTGAATCACGCTCTGCAACAGCAAGTGTCTTGTTCCAAGCGGAAGCCCATGCGTTCCATGCCTTTTCGTAAGCCTTTGCATCGGTTTCGACAATTTTGCCGTTGAGGTAGTTAGAAACCACAGCAGTTGGCTTCTCGGAAGCAATAACTTCTTCGGAAGCAACCTTTGGTTCTGCGACAGGAGCCATTTCTACTGGCTCCGGGTCTGGATGAGATTCGCGCCAAGATGCGATTAGACTCTTTAGTGTGTCTGTGGATAATTCTTCATGACCGCTCATACCTAGTTCAGAAGCCTCGGAAACTAATTCCATTCTTACTTCTTCTGCACGGGCTTCTTCTGCGGCCTCAAATTCGTTTACTCTTGCATTTGCTAAAACGAGTTGAGCCTTAAGTGCTTCAATCTCGTTAGCATCATTCTGTTCTTCATCGGTCATAGCAATCACCTGTTGTTGTCCCTCCTCAGTAGGTGAATGATACTTAAGCATTTCAGAAGCCTTCATCTCTACCTTTTCAGTCTTTATTCGCTTTACTGATTCGATATTAGCCCTCGGATATGCTGGTTTATGGACTATGGCTAGGTGGTCAAACCGGAACCTTTCACCGAACACAATTCCGTCCTCGGAGGACGATACTGGTATTCCTGTACCTCCTATGGAAACTCCATAGTTTTCACGGTTCCAAAGACCAGACTCAAGAGCGGCAAACAATTCTGTGCGTATCACATGAGCCACGTAAGTTACTTCCCAACGACCATCGGAAAGGTCACGAATGGATGCTTGCTTGACTACACCGACAACGGCTTCGTCAACATCACCATTCATGTTGCGGGTGAAACCCGCCCCTTCCTCACGGGCTTTAGGATGGTTGAGTGTTACATCTGCTCCCACCATTTGCTCAACCACAATCTCTGCGCCTTCGCGAGTCAGGGACCATTTATTCTTATTCATTCCTTCGTGGAAAGCAACTCCACGTATCTCTAGTATAGTTTGTTTTGTAGTAGCCTCTACAACTGCAACAACATCTGAAACATCTAAATCGATAGTAACAGAAATTTCTTCTGCATAACCATACTTATCTTCTTCATGGTCTTTCTTGTGTTTTGCTTCGTGGTCAGACCTAGTATGTGGTTTATCTTGGTCTTTGAATTTATGTCCTTCATGTGCCATCTTACACGCTGCTTCGCTGTTGCCCATAGCCATACATCTATCCATGTATTGTTTATGAGTTTCATCCGACTTAGGAGTTGGTGTACTATGCTCTTTTGCTTCTGCGTTATTTAGCATCATTTCCATGATTTCGTCATCATCATACCATTCATCTTCATCAGAAGCCATATGTTCTTTCTTTTTGTGATACATAGCCTCTTCTTCTTTCATATGATAAGAAGCCTCTTTCATTTTATCATTGAATTCTTTCATATCACCACATGGCATAAACATAGTTTTGCCTTCTATATCGTGAGTATGTATTTTATTACAGCCCATTTCTCTAGCACGGTCCATAGCCTCGCCGGGATTATCGTACATTTCTCCGTGTCTTTCAGCGATTGCGTTATCATCACCGTCACAACCGCAACCGCAACCGCCCATAGCGACCAAATCTTCGGAGTGATTATTCAATTCTTCTGATGCTCTAGGATGATTAGAAGGTAAAAGGTCGTTATCTTGTACATACTTGGGATTAGATGGTTTGCCACTTCTAACTAATTTTAAGAAGGCATTGACTCTTGCCATAGACCAAGCAGCCCTTGATACCCCCGGTCTGTGAGAAGTAGAGTAAGCACCAGCACCTCTACGATATACAGCCTTTAATTTACCTAGTGTAACTTTACGGTCTGATTTTTCGTTGTGTTCTTTTACTTTCTTTTGTAGTGACTTAGTAACACTTTCTGAAAAAGTAATTTTACCGCCCGGTCTAGCAGAACCCGGCTTGTTTTTCTTAGAGCCTTTCTTTCTATCTTTTGGTGGGGCTGGTGTGCTTCTAGGGTCATGTTTTTTTGCTTCTACATTACCCATACAATTTTCTGCCTCGGCACAAGCAGCCTGTGTTTCACAACTAGCACAAACAGAAAACTCCGCCTCTACTCTTCGGCCACTTTCCCACTGTCTACATGACCAATATCTAGGAGTAGTCTTATCTGTTGCAGTATCGCAGTTATGTCGGTCACGAAACGCCTTACGCCGCTTTGGGTCATCGCGTTTTATTTCCATGTTAGGGTCGCCGAATCTTACAATGATTACACGACCACTAGAATTTTTAACATACACACCAAACTTTTTACTTTCGCTAGGTGTTCTAAAAGGCTTGTTGAGTGTTACACTACGACCTTTGTATTCTGCCGCCGTAGCATTTTCTCCCCAATCTTCATACTCTTCTGCTGCTTTACCCTCTTCAAAGTAAGAGTTGCATACAGCAGCCCTTTGCTTAGGATTACCAAACTCGTCTACCATTTTATCATCACCCATACACCTATCCATATAGTCGTCCCGGCTCTCATTTGGCTTCGGGTCCGGCATGGTATCACCTGTATATGTAGACCGGCAAACAACATAGTGTTTTGTAAAGGTCTTGGCTCATTATATCTGCAACTTGCTCATAACAAGTAACTTCTACACCTCCTTGTTTAGCCACTTGATTTTTTAGTATTTCTATATCTGTACCCTCAATTGGATTCACAAGAGTTACTTTTGGTTTGTCGGATAGGTGTTTGTTTCTGCTAGTTAGTAATCTACCGTATATGCCTTGTCCTCTACTGTGCGGCATAACGTAAGTGTTACCTACAAAGTAAAAATCACCCATATCGGAAAAAGAAGAGTAGGCTAAAATCTTATCATTTTCTTTTTTAGTATAGTATGTGAGTGGAGTTACAGATTCAGGATAGCCTTTGTCAGTAGAACTTTGAAAGTTTTCCAGTCGTTCTTTTAGTTCGACTTCTTGTAAGATGTCGAACATTTTTCACCTCAAGGACTTAACTCTCTATTCAACCAACTACGCTCGATAAATTGTTGCTCTCCGTCAGCATCCTCCCATATAGCGTACCAGTAAAAGTCATAAACTGTTGTATTGTTGCTTGTAAAATTATTTAGTCGAAGCATATGTGTATCGTCCTCGTAGCCTTCGATATAATGCAAAGACGTGTTATATTCGATAGGGTCATCACTTGAGTTTACGGTATATACAAGGAACTGTACAGATACATTGTAACCAGCGAGGTCGTTTTGCTCTGTACCGCAATCAAGGTCATAAAATACAACAGCAGATGTATTGTTAGTCCCTATATTGATACCGTATAGATTTATTTCACAAACCTGTTGTTCTACATCTATTCCCCAAAACCAAACTCTTTCTTGTATCTCGTCGTCAATAGATGCAGTTATTCTAGGAATCCAAGCACCTACATCTACATCATCAAATGTGTGTGATATATCGTGTACCTCATCACCAGTAACACTAACAAAGTAAGTATATTGAGGGTCGTCGTCGTTTCCTTGGGAATACAAATCAATATCGATTTCTAAGGTTTCTTCGTCGCAATCATTAGGAACTATTCTAAATGCTAGTAAGATAGCATCTTGTTCTTCATCATCTTGCACATGGCCTCTATAATGATTAGTTATGGCTACTGTGCAGTTGTTTTCTGGTTCAGGTTCGGGTTCAGGTTCCGGCTCTGGTTCAGGCTCCGGTTCTGGTTCGGGTTCAGGCTCATCATATTCACAAGAGCCGTCGTCTTCCTGTGCATCTTCATCGTAGTTTTCTGCTTCGGGGTCTGTACAACCGGGTCTTGGCGGGGGCGGATTTGGCTCACATGAACCATCATCTATATCGGCTTCGGGGTCATAATTAGGTGCGGCATCATTGGTACAACCATAGGTAGGATAATAACAAGTGCCGTCATCCATGTTTGCATATTCGTCGTAATTTTCTGCCGAGTAATCAGTGCATCCCCAAACCTCGTAATAGGTATCATCGTAATCATCAGGCTCATCGTCACCAACCATGTTTGTGATACCAAACATTTCTAGGCTACCACCACCTAGTATTAGGAAAAGTGGGGAAATCAGTATTAGTATTTTCTTAATGTTTTCAGCCTTGCGCTGAACAGATTCAATGGCCCGGTCTACTATGTCTCCTTCTAGCGTAGTATCAACTTCGACCTTTGTACTGTTTCCATTACCATTCAATACTTTATTATCAGATACTTCTTTGTTGATTGCCTGTACGGTGTTGATAAGTTCGGCTGCCTCTTTTAGTTCAGATACAAGGTCGCGTTTTTCTTTGTTAGACTCGTTAAGTTTGCCATCGTCCATTAGGTCGGCAAGAACATCTTCTTCGGAGCGACCAGTGGCTTCTGCAAGGGTTTTTGCCTTGCGTACAAGCATATCAAAGTCATCAGGACTTTTTGCCACTGGTTACACCCGCCTCATGTTTCTCTACAATCATTGTATGTTGATGTTGGTCAACTTCTCTTTCTCTTTCATGCACAAAGTCTGCTGGTATTTCAGCGACTTCTGCGGCCTGTTCTGATTCCCACATACGCATAAGAGTGTTGAATGCCGGAGCAGCAACACCACCAATAATAGCAATCAACGCGATAAAACCATCAAGATTAGTTAGAACAATGTCGGGTTGATAAATACCCATAGCGACAACTGCGCCAGCAGATGCCATCCACAAATAAATGACTGGTAGGACAGTACGTGCTATCATCTTGTCGTTAAACGACCTACCATTCTTTTTACTCATTTTTCATCAAATCCGACGCGCCCGGTTGAGAATCCTCTCTAGGCAAGTCACCTATATCACGACTGTTGTTTGAAGATTTTCTTTGCCCGCCCTCTCTGTCAGCCAATGGTAAGTTAATCATATCTAAGGCTTGATTTAGTGTAATTATGCCAGCGTTGTAACCAAGCACCGCTCTTTGCATCATAGCAAGAGGCGACTCTTCATTCATAGCCTCAAACCTAATTGGTGGTATATCGCTCATATTATGACTGATGCCTAGTAAATCAAGGTGCATAGAAAACAATTTGTGTACTGCCTCGCCAAGAATCTTTTGAAGACGGCTAATTGCTTGTACAGCCCACAAGTTAGCATTGTAGGTCGCAGCAAAGGTTGAGCCGCGTTCTTGACCTGCCGCTACTCTTGGGACTTGTAAAACTGCTGCGATGTCAGCATTTATAGTGTCTAGGAAGTCTGCGGAAGACGGTATGGTGTTTTGTAAATCTACATGATGTAATTGTACATAGTGCGGAAGCACTGGTATCTGGTCGCCTCGCAGTCCATCGAAAAGTTTGATAACTTCGTCGATTATGTGTTGTAATCTTTCTTTTTGTTCAAGCGGGTCTTGTATGTGTTCAATAGCAGATTTGTCTATTGTAATGAATTGTTTGGTCATCGCATCTTCCAAAGATACACGATTGTTGATAGTGTTATACTTTGCACGAATAGGTTGCTTCAAAGAAGTAAATCTGGATGCACCCCATACACCGTAAGTACGCCGCCCTTTGTTATCTGTAAACCAGTTAGAGCGATAGTCGATACGAATGTGTAGTATTTCATCGGCAGGGAACGCTTGCTCGTAAAGGGTAGCCTCTCGTAACATATATGTCACAGCACGAATGATTGGAGAGTCTTCGGTGGCTACGAAGTATGACTCAAGACCGCCACGCTCATCTACAATAGTAATCTGTTTTACTGGAAGACTTTGAACATCTGTAATACCTGTACCCGCTTTACCAACCAATTTGTTAATGTCGTTACCATATACCATAAGTGAACGCATAGCGTTGATAAGAAAATCATCAAAATCAATTTTATGCACAAGTTCTTCGATAGCATTTCTTATTGTGCCGTTTTTACCACGCGAATAATCTATCTCATAATTGTTAGCAGTTAGGCTTACGGCCCGGACTGCTCCGTTGAGTTCGGGGTCTAATTTAATCATTTTGTCGTACAAGTCAAACTCATTGTCAAAGTTACTGTCTTTTTGTAAAACCTCGGTGTCCCGCATAATATCAGGAATACCTGCTGCTACTCTAAGTGGAGTATTAGTAGCAATACGTTCTTGTGGCTCATCTTCTTCTTCCGCTGTTACCTCTCTTGTAAACCAAGGGAAACGACGGGGCTTACGCTCTACCATAACAAGCGACTATTTTCGCTGATTATTAAATCATCGCTAAACTTTGCGCTAAAATTAGCAAAATCATAAGAATTCCGCCACTTTTTGCGATTTTTTTGTTTATTGCTCGGTCTAGCGAATACACCGGACCCGCCTTTATTTCTTGTATGTCCTTTTGTATCTCGTCTACTTTGCTTTCTAACGACATCAAACGGCTAGTATTTTCATACGGTTGTCGTACGTAGCCAACAATTTCACCTATTCTACCATCTTGTCGGTCCATCCTAGTTCGGAGGCTATCAAGCCTCTCTATTATGGCCCTGCCCTCGCTTGGCTCCATTATTTTTGCGAGACTTTTTACGATGTTTTAACATTACTCGCGTAGATATAAACAAAAAAATAAAGAACAACGCTTCGGCAAAAATAGCAACAAGAACTATACTACTATTGACGTAGCCGGGTACATCTAAACAAGCGGTATGCGCTTCATCGTAACACATCTGAAAATTTTCTTTACCTTTGAGAGCAGACCAAAGGCTAGGAAGGTCTAAAGCATTGATTTTCACACCTAATCGATGATTATGGCATCCAATCAAGGTTTGTATTATTTGTTTTTATTCTTTTAATTTTCTTCTGAAAAAATTAATAAGGTTACGTCTATCGTTTATTTTAATTGTTTTTTTGTTTCAAAGATGTTTAAGAAAATTAGGAAGGAACCTAAAAACACTAAAGAAGAAAAAAAAGAATTGTGTATTTAGGCTTTACGTCTATTTGTTATTTCTTTTAGTAGGTTACAAAAACTATAAAAACAATAGACTGAACCCATCCCTTTATTAAGTAACGTAACTCATTACGTTTCATGACACGTAAAACGGGCGTCAAGGTACGCGCAGTTTACATCAGTGAACTAATTGAAAAATACATAAACAACGGCTGGCACAATATTGCTGAATTTTCTAGGTTTTTGTCTAAGGTTGATGAAAAACAAGGCAACGAAGCCGCTTGGAGAATGAACATAAATAGGTTCATGAAGGCCAATAATCTTGAGTCGTTACCAAAACCTGCTGAATTTGCTGATGAGGAAGATGGTTGGTTGAGTGGTGAAGATTACTACTATGATAAACACAACGATAGGTACATCACGTCACTAAAAATGACAGGTAGTATGGTAGTAGTCGATGGCGACACACATCGTATGATGAAAAATGCTTACAGTGATTTTACAGGAAAGGGTTACACAATTAGTCAGATGGCTCTAAAGTTTGGATTTCCTCGACAGTGGATTTCTGAATACGTAAAGGTGCATAGATGGAAGCATGAAATGGACCCATACACTGACGAAGATATGCTTACTCGTAATGTAGATGATATGATAGATGACATCATTGAAAAGCAGCGCATGGGTTTTATGAAAAAAGCAGAAGCAAAGATGATGCGTCAAATGAAAAAAGATGCAGAGGCATTCAACGAATTAGACTATTACTTATTGAATGAGTTCCGTAGTCTTTTGGCAGA